CTTGTGTTCCTGTAGGGTCTGCTACATTTATAATTCTTTTACTTTGAGCATCAAACACATCTGCTGTTGTAAGACGCATATTGTTTGCTTGGTCATCTGTAACTTCTTGTGCAATAAAAAAGTTTTGGTCAGCAGACATATCCAATTCTTGTTGTGTAAGAACTGAACCATCTTGGAAATCTACTAATCTTGCATCAATAGGTGTTTCTCTCTCAATTCTAATAACAACTCCATTTGATGGTGCTGTGTTAAAAGTAAGAGTAGAACCTGATACTGAAAAAGCTGTTGTGACTGTACCATCTAAATATGCTTTAATATGTGTAGTATCAATATAAGAGAAGTTGATTGCATACTGTGTAGTAGAACCATTTCCAGTATAAGTTAAGTATGAATATGCCATAGTTTTTTTATTGTCCGAATATCATTATCGGTTTTAATTTGATTTTCTCGTTGTTAAGTCTTGGTTGATTAATTGTAATTTTATTGCTGTCCATATTTCCTGAAGCAATATCTAAAGTTTGTCTTTCATCATCTACACTTTTAAAGTTTTTCATTTCTGCTCTAAAAGATGTCTCTGCAAGTTGTTTAAAGTTTTCCTGTATAATTCTTAATTGACCCCATTTACTTTGGCTATCTATCCCTGTTGTTAAACCACTACCTAATTTTTGAGGGTCAGATAAAGTTTTGTAGAAATCTGACTTAATCATGTGTTCTAATTCTTGTCTTAAAGTACGACCAGAACCATTAGTGACACTACTTAATGTATCATTCCATCTATCCCATGCTGAAATCTCTACTCCAGTTGGTGTTGTAAAAATAAACTTTTTATAATCAATATTATTAATTATTGGCTTCTGGTCTGGTAGACCTTTACCTAATCTTAATATTTCATCTGTAAGAGTATTTTTTCTAATTTTAGTAGTTCCAAATATATCAATACCATTTTTAACAATTCTTTTTGCAAAGTTGTCTTTATCCATGTGTGGTTCACCAATAGAATTATATCTAGGTGAAGAAGGACTAAAGAAACCTAATCTGTTTTTGACATCATCTAATAGATTTATTGCATCTCTAGTATAAGGGTCATTAACAAATTTCTTGTATATGTTAGGAACAAAAGAACCTGCTTTTTGTGACAGGTATCTTTCTAATTTATTACTATCTTCACTATTAATAGCATCAAATATATCTGTCATAGCTTTTAGATATGTTTTGCTTAATGTATTTCTTTTTAAAGCATTCCAAGTTGCACCTGCACCTATTGATGCTTTTTGGCCAAAGTTTAAATCATTTGAATTAAGTAAACCTGTATGCATATCTAAACCCATACGTTCTCTTTCTTGTTCGGTCATTTGGTCATACAACATTACGTAGTCTGCCATTATTCCAAGCATTGCTCCAAATGGGTCTAGTTGTCCAAATGATAGTTGATAACCATTTGAAAATTTTATTGAGTATTGTTTGAAATTTGTATCTGTTCTTTTTTCTCTTAATAATTTTGAGTCTTTATAAATATCTAAAGGTCTTCCATCACCTTTGTAATTAGTTCTATTACTTATCATTCCACTTTGAGCCATCTTCCAACCCATACCTAAAACAACACTACCCATTGCTACCTGTCCTCTGACTTTAGCAATCATTCTTGGGTCACCTGATAATCCTAAAAGATGTTTGTAATTATAGATTGCACCTAAAGGTGTTCTGTCTGCAATTTGTTTTGCAATGTTAAAAGGTGTTTTTACGAATGGAAAGAACTGCTTCAAGAATGGGTTTTGTATAATCATATCTTGAAATCTTGCAGTCACACCTATCAATTCATTTTGAAATGTATTTTCTTCTGCGTATTTTAATGCTTCTTCGTGAATACCTTTTGTACCAGTTTCATCAAATCCTTGTGTTTGGAAATATTCATCACTAAATTTTTGTAATTCTTTTCCTTTAAGATTTGCTTCTTTACCTTTTCTAATACTTATTGCTCTTAATTTTGCTCTGTAGTTAATTTGTTTAAACCATTCATCACCTGCATTTAGAAATCTAGAAGGTAATCTAACAATACCACCACCAAGTTCTGTTGGTATTGATTTTGCATTAGAAGTATCTAATTTACCTGCTTGAACATCTCCTCTTTGTAGAACCTGTTCACCATGTCTAAAAGCATGAACCATATATTTATTAGCATCACCAATAAATTGAGTTAAGCCACCTAATGTAGCTAAATGTTCATCATAATTAGCTTTATAAGTTTTAACTTTTGCATGGTCACCCATTGAAAGTAATTGAGAAATTTTACTTCCTAACATTTCTTCAATAGGCCTTGCTCCCATTAAAACACCATTAGAAACAGCATTTACCATTTGTGTCTTTGGTGAAGATAAAAGAGCATTTATCCAAAACTCATTAAGTATATTCCAAGTTTTGTTTCTCCAAGTTAGATTAACAATTTTTCTTATTGCACTTGGACTATCTGCTATTGCTACTTGGTCTAAAAATCTTTCAAAACCTTTTTCACCACCACCAAAGTTTTTATAACTATTATTGGCCTGTAAAATTTGGTCTTCTACTAATTTTGAATTTGCAAATTCTTCTTTAGTTAATTGATATATTCTTAAATTTCTACCACTTGCACTTTTAACAATTTTGGAATTATTACCCATGTTTTCAAGCATGAAGTACATTAAGTCCATATCTTTTCTTGTGTACCCTTTAGCACCAGATTTATAGTTTCTTACAAATCTTGGAAAAGCATTAAGTAAAGATGTATATGCAACTTCGTGTGCAAATATTAATGAATTAGTATTATCTATATTATCTGCGAATTTACTAAAATCTTGAAATACTTTATTGATGTCTCCACCATATTCATTGATTGCTTTTCTTTTAACTGTTTCATCAGTTATTCTTGCATCTAATTTTTTATTTAATTTATGGACAGTATCAAACATTGTTTTAAAAGTTTTTAAACCTTCGTATGAAAGACCCTGTCTGTAGCTTTTCATATTGATAAATGCTTCAGGAATATTAAATGCTTCTTCTGAACTTAATTCACCTTTTTTCCATTTTTCAAAATTATTTTTTAATCCTTTACTAGAAGCATCAATTATTATTTGTGTTTTCTTTGCTTCATTAAGTGTATCTACTGTTTTAAATTTCTTACCACTTTGTGCTTCATCAACTAAATCATTCATCAATTTCATTTTGTCTGAAATAGATGTGTTTGCGTCTATTTTTTCATTTACTGTTTGTAAAGTTTCTTCGTGTTTAGCTATTACTTCTAAATCTTTTTTTGTTTGTGCTTTGCCAAATCTTTTTGAAATTCCATCTTTACTAACTCTTAATAATCTAAATAAGACATCAGCAGTTGCACCTATACCTGCACCTTCAATAGCATTTTTTAATCTACCTTCCCAAAAAGTATCTTCTGGGTCTGATTTTAAATAAGATAAATAACTGTCTACTGTTTCTGGTGCGTAATTCTCTAATAAGTCTGTAAGTCTTCCTGTATTCTCATCAAATACTGTAAAATCTGTAATTGCACCTTTGGTTGTTATTTGTCCAAACTTTCCAAGTTTAGTTGTTGCATCAACACCTTTGGCCATCTTAAATGCTTTATCAACACCTTTAAAACCAACCATGAACTGTGCAACACCTTCGACAAGATTACCTGCCATAGTTTTTGTGTGATTGTCATTGTTTGGGTCTGAAGGGTCATAAAAGAAACCTTTGATACTTGAAGCATCTTTAACACCAACATAGCCTGAAAAAGGATTTATAAGTCCATGAACATTTTTGTCTTTTTTAGCATCTTCATAATTAACATACTCAACAATGCCATTTTCAGCATCTTTTCCATATCTCCAACCACCAATGTTAAACTTATCTCCTAAAGTGTCACCTATTCCCTCTGCGAGACTAGAAATACTATTTATAGATTTTCTTACACCTTCATAAGGAGCAACAGCAATCGTGTCATATATCCAATTCTTTTGAAGTGACTGTGGAACATCAGATAAAAGACCTTTTGTATTTTCATTAATCTTTAACTGCATTGCTTCATAATCAGCTAACATCACACTTTCTGGTGTGCCATCTTCATATTGCTTAATACTGCCATCAGGCATTTGTCTACTAATCATTATTTCAATTTATCCTTTGCTTGGTCAAGTTTTTCGAATGTAGTGTCGATACTCATATTTGTAGTGCCTGTTGTATAATTAAATACACTGAACAATAGGTTTCCATTTACATCTTTAGTTGTTTGAATAACTGCTATTGCATCATTAAATTCTTTTAAAAATAATTTTTTAAATTCTGCATTTTTGCCAATATATTGTTTATGGTTTTCTGCATACCATTCCAACATTGTTTCTTCGACCCATGCTTGTGCTTTAACACCTTGCATTCTGTCTCCACCTTTAGATGTTGTTTGAATAGTAGTTTTAATAGCATTCATTATTTCTACATATCTTGGGTGATTAAAAATTGGTTTATCTTTATGATTTTGATAATTAGGAATTGTTGTACTTCTTAAATAAGCTAAATCACTTTTAGTAAATTGTTTATTAAAGAAACCATCTTCTGCAATTTTTTCTGCTTCTTCATAATTACCTAAAGTTAATTGTTCATAAACTTGTGCTTGAATAAGTGGATTACTAGAACTACCACCATCAAACTCTTGCATCTTAATCCATTTATCTGAAGTTGAAATTTCAGTGTTAGTTCTTTCAGGAGCATTTCTCCATGCCATAATATCAAAGTCAGGATTATCTTCTTGGTTATCTAAAT